CATCATCAACGTTGACATAGATCTGCGTGGTGTAGAGCTCGTGATCGGTTGCGATCGGTCGAATGCACTGCTCATCAATCTTGTCCTCGCTGGCAATATCGCGACCGTCGCCGAGGAGCATCGCACGAGCAACTTCCTCATCGAGCATGAGCCGCATTTCGCCCTTCATCCAGGCGATCACCTCGAAGTCGGTGATGTCTACGACATCGTCACGATCCAACGCCTGCTTCTTGTACACAGTCGTAGGAGTTGTGACGCGCTTGGCGACCGGGAAGAACTCTTCCTTCTTGAATGCCCCTGTCACGTAACCCTTGGCTCGAGCGTCATCCTCAGTGAGATCGGCCCACAGCGTCTTGATCCGGGAGAACGGGCTCTTTCGAGCAGAACCAATCAGAGCAGTTGCCCACTCAGTACGACGCCTGTTCCACTCCGGCGCATCAGCGATTGCTTTTGCATCGGGGAAGAGAACGTCGATCTCATTGATCCCATGCGCAAGAGCGTATTCCTCGAAGGCGCCCTTCATCGAGCCGCCTCGCATCGCACTCTTGAGAATGCCCTTCATGTCATCATGAGAAAGCACCATGGAGTTGTCGCCGCCCGCCTTCTTATCCTCGAAAACGTTATGGGTGATCATTTGGGTTCCTTCCTTGTCGCCGTGACCGGCAGAGTCGTCATTCAGGTCGTCTTGCTGTGCTGTGCCGGCAGCTTCGGCTGCCTGACCAACCATGAAATACACTACTTCTTTTTGTTCATCAGTCATCGCATTGAATACGTCTGCAACAGACTTGTCCTCATCGCCGTCAGCATGCCCGACCTTCTTGTCCTTATCGGCATCACCATCAGCATCTTTAACCTTCTTGGTGTCACTGGATCCACTCACATCGAGCGCCTCTCCGAGCATGGAATGAACCAGCTCCCTCTGCCTGTCGTTCAACGAGTCGTATACCTTCTGGACATCGTCATCCCTATCGTCCCTATCGTCCTTACCGTCCCGATCGTCATCATCGCCGTCAGGAGTATCAGAATGACTGAGCTCGATGGGAATCCCCATCGTAATAATGGCTTCATCTTCAAGAACCGAGTCTGGCTCACCGTCAGAATGCTCAACGACGATGTTGTCAATTACTGCTCCTGGGTTTGCACCAGAAAGCACCAAACTCACTTCCTTGATTGCCCCATGAAGAACGGCTCCTGCCTTCATGAGCAAACCATTTGCCCAAATGGACAACATTGTGATGTCCTTGTGGACTACTGCTTCCTTCGTATGTTGAGCCTTCGGTGTGTTGTTGAAATAGCAACGGGTGTAAATATCTCCATTACGAGCTTCGAGAATAGCGTGCCCAAGAACGTTTTCTGGGTCATTGTGACCATGCATCCACACCAACGGGACCTGCATTTGGTCCTGATGCTTGAAAGCATCCGGCATGATGGTCTTACCGTCAGAGCATCGAATGTTCGCCTTTGTGGCGTAACCACTGAAGTCGTGCTTCATCGTATTTCCTTTCAGAGACTAAGACGCTTTCTTGACGTCTGCTTCTGGTTGTGGCATGTTGCTATTTACTAGCTGATCGGCCTTCGGATCTGTAGATGGAGGAACTCCCAGGAACCCTCGGATCTCATTAGCCGAGAAGATCTCATTTCTGGAGAACTTATCGGCAATTTCAGCAAGCTCGCCTACAGTGACGAACATGAATGGATCACGGAAATATCGAATCCGTTCCTTATTGGCTGTTCCAACTATACCAAGCCACGATCTCTGCATCGCCTCAATTATAACGTCAAGAATAGGCTTTACAGTTCGATTATGATAGTTGAGCATGGTCTTTTCGTCTGCTGTACCGTTCATGACATCCTCGGTAATACCGAGTTGCCCAAACAACAGATTAGTAAGATACTCAATCTGCTTAAGAAGATTGTTCTCAGCTGGACGATTAAGCTGAGTAATCTTTTCTGTTCCATCCGTATAAGCAATACCGTACTGACTACCCTTTAACTGGAATTCGATGTCTTGGCGACGTTGTTCTGCTTGTTGACGTCTTGCCTCCGACTTGATTACGTATGGCAACTGAATTATGATGTCAAGCTTGCCTGAACCAGTAGCTTCATCAACCGAATCCAAGAGACTCAATTTCCGAGTCAACCTCGAAAGAGTTGAAAGTGGTTCGTTCATAACCGCATAAAATGGATTCTGAACAAGAGCTACGAATTTCTTCTCTAATATAACTTCTTCACGTTTTCCAGTTGCCTCATTATACAGTTCCACTCGAACATGCTTTGGGAACCACTCTTTAACGCAACCAACACGTAATGTTACAATTTCAAAATCGGCTGCCTCTGGGGTTCCAATCGTATCGACTGGAACTATCGCCGCAACTCCTTTATCGAACAACGTAAGAACAATATCTTGCCGAAATTGGCTTGGTCCTTGGTCCAAGTTCGGTTCGAAAAGAAAGCATTTGTTTAACATGCTCTCCATGTTCTTCAAATATCGATCCTGCTCATCAAGTTGAATGTGACGAATTAAAACTTGCGCAACATCGATACTAATTCTCGTATAAATAGACGTAATGATGGATCGATCGTTATAATATCTCTGTCTCGGACGATCTGGCGCACTAGAAGAGCCCAAACCTAGATTATACACCTCTTCCTGCTGTTCGCCAGTTGACCGAAACGCGTTCCAAGCGCTTCTGACTCGTGATAGAATTGGCAAAATATGCACCTCCTTTCTAGGTGTTGATCACGAATGTTAATTAGTCAAAGTTCAGCTCCCGAACATCAACACCGCTAAGACGAGCAAGCATATCGCCCACAACCTTTTTACCTTGATTAACCTTGTTCTGATTACGTTTCCCTCGTTCGACTTGAGCTTTTGCGGCGTCTCTAAAAGACCCTTCAATCACAAGATCATTTGTTGAAATTTGAAAAAGACCTGCTTTAATCATGTCGCCAACAGAAGCTTTCCCATCTGCAACTCGTTTTACTCGATCAAGCCTTCTCTGCGCTGATGGGTTGTTTCTATTACCGAACCGATCAGGCCCCTTTGCTGCTCGCTTTTGGGCTCGTCGAACACCCCACTTCTGACCTTTGACACCGTAGTGCGCAAAGAAGGCGTCGATTGCCTCGTCGGATAACCCCTGATGCTCGAGAAACTCCCCAATCTGGTCTACGTTCATTCGAAACTCTCCTTGTTCGCCTTGTACGCCACATAAGCATCCATCATGGCGGCTACGTTGTCGATCTTCTCATCCTTACGCTTCTTCTGGAGCTTACGGTTACCATTGGTATCCTCGAGAGTCACCGCATTACCCATTGCAAAGCTCATCAAGTCTTGATCAAATATAAGCATCCGTTCTTCACTCAAATGCTTCAATTCACCAAGTGGAACCGACTCGGTCCTAGCTCCCTGAATAACTTTCTCAATTCCAAAGGATCCGTTTTCCGCTTCCCAGCGACTTACGAATTCCTTGGCGTTGTAAGGGTCGAATCCTAGACAACGAACGTCGTAATCATTCCTTAACAAGAAGGCATCCAGATCATCATACACTTCCATCATGTCAAGCACAGTCCCCTCGAGGACATGAAGGCTATCTTCAATAATAAACTCTTCATACTTACCTCTCATGGCTGCCGGCAACTTCATCAACGTCAACGAAGAGATGTAACTCCTCGTCTTCACACCAAACGCTCCGTTCTGCAGCGGGAACAGTAGCGTGAACGCACAGAAGTCGTCGCCTTGCGAAAGATCTGCGCCTAGAGCACAAGGCATGCCCCAGAATTCTCGATCTGCGTGAGGAAGAGTCTCTTCGTACGTGAAGAAGTAGGTGAACCCTTCCATCGGAATACCAAAACGCTTCGCCAAGATGTCGTTTCGTGACGCCGGCGCTTTCTCAGCTCGCTCGACGTCTAGATGGTAAACGTCGTACGTAACCGTCTGCCCAAGATTTGGGTTGGCTTTCTGCCATTTTGACGGATCATTAACTTCTTCTATGTCGTCCAACTTGTAGTGCCAGATGGAAACGTGAGGAGCTTGATAGTCACCTCGAAGAATGCTAGCAAGCTCCAACTTAATGGTGTCGCCGGATCCATTCCGAACAGTTCCCTCCGAGCTGATCGCTACAATGATGTAGTCGTCCAACTTTGAGGCACCTTGCTCGATTGCCCCGACGACATCCTCTCGAATGTCACCAGACAGCCACTCGTCGACCGTCGACACCTTAGGACGAAGACCCTGAAGTTTGTTGATCGCCATCGGACGGACCTCGAGGAGAGATCCAGTTAGAAAGTTCTCGACACCCTTCTTGGTCGAGGCCAACTTCATCCGATTGAACTTCGATCCCGTTGTGTTCTGAAGCGATCCCTCTGTAAGGAACTTAAACAGTGGACCTCGCGCGCGGGTGATCGCAGTCCTGAACGGAGACATCACCTCGTCCGCTTGCTTCATGGTAGGGGCGGTGGTAATCTGATGAGTGGTTGCCGTATCCACATTGAGGAAGTAGCTCTGGATGCACATGGCATACATCGACTTGGCTGCACCTCGAGCGACGATCAAGTACTGCTTAGTGATCAACCGCTTCTTGATCAACTTCTTGACATAAGATCCGCCACCATCCGGCGAAGGTTGATACACACTTCTCTCAACAAAGTAAAACCAACCTAGAAGATCCTCTGCCCAAAGCTTGAACGAGTCGAGCAGATGCAGATCGCTACCGTCAGTTAGAGTTAGTTCCCATTCACAATACTTGATGAACCCATCGACAGCCATGTCGTCATGATAGATGTTAGGATTAGCGATGTAGTCGTCGATTCTGTTCATCTGCATCGAGATCTCACGGTTTACCGGAATCTCACCTCGAAGAACTGCGTCTCGAAACTCGCCGTAATATCTCGGTGTTGCCGTGTTCGACAAAGTCACGAGACGCCTCCTTTCTAATTAACCAGCTGCTTTCGATGCAAGCTTGGTGGCAATCATCTTACCCGCTGGACTATTAGCAAAATTAACAACTTCATTCATCATCTTCCCAGCAGCAAGAACCCCTCCGACAACCATCAAACCTTTCTTGACTGCTGACGGATTGAACTGCTTGCGATAACGCTGTTCCATGTTGAGTCGATCGAGAAGATTTCGAAGTTCTTGGTCACTCAATTCGACCGACTTCTTCTTCTTAGCAGTACTATGACGTTGCCAGTCAGCAGACGGATTTATCGATCTGCGATCCTTACGACGAACACCCCACTTCTGACCTTTGACTCCGAAATGTCCAAGAAAAATGTCAACTTCTTCAGCGGTCATACCTCCACCTCTTCCTCTGGTATTGGATTAGGAAAATCGTTGAACTCCCTGAACACATTCAAACGCCATTCGTACTGGTCGATCTGATTTGTCTTGGCCTCGATCAGATACGAAGTAGTCGGCGGATCGAAAAGTACACTAACCTTCAAATAGACATAGGTCCTGATCATGCTCATCTGAGAAAGAGGCACGACGAACTCGTCCCACGTAGAAGACTTGTCCTCGATCATGAATCCTTCGACCGGACCCACGCCAAGTTGGTTCAAAACGGAGAACGCCAAGTTGATGTGAGTGATGATGTCCAGATCGAAAGCCGTGTAGTCGGCATCCAGCCCAAGGGTCTTCTTCGTACTGGTAAGAATGCTGTCTTCCATGATCGGGTCTCCTTTCCTTACTTAGAGTTTTTGCTCCCATTTTGACACTACAGCTCAGCCTCCATTCTTGGCTGCGAACGGATCGAACAGCTTTGTGTCGACCGACCTCCAAGTGACCGGACCGACAATGCCATCAGCCAATAGTCCGAAGAATGACTGGAAGTTCTTGACAGCCACCGTCGTCGTGGCATCGAAGTTGCCCGAGACTTCGCAAGTCGCTCCAGTCATGTCGACCAATAGAATCTGGAGGTAAGTGACAAGGAAGTTAGCCGACCCTTCCTGGATCGTCGGCTTGGCGGCTCCTCGAATGCTCTGCATCTGTGGCAGGGTAAGCGGCCACGGCCATGCCGCCGGAGGCGGTGGGAGC